CAAAATGTCCGTATCCCTACGGGCACCACCTCGTGCACAGCTTCGTACTGAAGCGGCGCACCGAAGTCATGCTGTGGTCCGGATCATCCTCCCCAATGCGGGGCGAATGAAAGAACTTCAGCACTCCCGGCTCGCCGTCAAGAACGTCAGATCGCCTTTTCGGGATCTGTACCCAGGTTTTGACTTCAAACCTGTGTAAGGAGTTTGACCATCGGCCATACTCTTGAACGTTCTGACGCGTATGCCAACCAAGACCCGAGGAGTCCAACCTGACAAGCGGCAGGCGTTTGCGCCTGTCCACTTGCCGGCGAAGATACTCGGCAGCTTCGTAATAACATCTAAGCCAAAGTTGGTTAGATGTTGAAATACACGAAGCTACCTGGCTTGGCTCGTTCGAGGAAATCACTGGATCGACACGGAGGTAGCACGGGGTCACATCGACACCGCGGTACGCATCCACGCCGCAAGATTCTCTGAAGTTACCCTCAAAGAAGGTCTTCGTTCGGTTGATCTTAAGACCGAACTCGGACATCCAGCGACCAAGTTCCATCATGCTGTCGCGCGGTACGATGATATCATCACCGAACACGCGGACAAGACTAGCATAATGTCTTAACTCCCTGTAGGTCGGCCGACAAGGCCAACGCTTGTGCTGGGCGCATATCGCTAACAAAGCAAATATGACACTCTGCACGGGAAAAGTTAAGGCATTTCCCATACCGGCGAACTTTTTGAGGCTGATCGTTGTTTTACCAAGATCAACTTCAGGGGTACGGCAACCTAAAACAGCGGTTAGAAACCGCGGTCTGTTAATGAACGCCATCCGCACTGTCTTAACGGATAGCAAATCACTCGCAGAACTTAGGTCAACCGTAGCCCATTCGCCCGAGAGGGAGCCCGCAAGTGCCAAGATTTGGTTCGGCACTTGGGAGCTAAGCGAGAGGCTCCGTTTCAAGATCGGACATCTTTGGATGTTATCCCTCAGATGCCGATTGAGTCCATGCTGAACAAACTGATTCAGACAGGGCTCCACGGTGATCGTCCGAAGGGCAGAACAGCTCTTCGGAACGGTGACAAGCCTCGCGACATTGCTAGTCAGGACGTTGCTGTCAGACTCTACTCTCATAGCATTGAGTCCCAAGATTGGGAAATCATACCCTAAGGATAAGAGTCTGGGGTCATAACCAACAAGACCAGACCATAGCGCTCTCCACTTCTGGTTAGCACTATAGCCCTCAGCAACGGCGCCAGGACCGTGGCGTCCCTTAAGTTCCTGGAACTCATCGAGCTCCAAAAGAACCATATCGGCGACCACGGCCAGTCGAGATGAGTACACTGGATGGGGATCCAGGCATCTCGAGTCTGTTTCCACGAAATCCCCAACGGTCCGGCGATGAAGGACTTGCGTCCTGTCGTCAGAAGGCAGGAATTTCTTGAAGAAGTAAAGCACCTGTCGAACACTCAAAATGTATTCGACCGATGGCTCCTTCAAAAGGAACCCTGTTTTAGTATCGAAGATATGCGAGAGCATACCCCTGAGAAATCTGGGGATTGCTCCTTGCCTGCCAAAAGAGCGGCAAGCAGGCATCCGACCCCTAGCAAGACCTTGATCAAAGGCCTTGCCCAAGTCGGGGAGGGCGACAGATAAGAATCCGTCGCCTTCTTCTTCGAAACGCGCTTCGATCGTTTGTAAGTCACGTTCGAGTCCTTTGCACTCAGGATGTAGCCTCTTCAAATCAATGAAGAGACTACGGGAAAGTCCAATCAGGCTTTTCATGGCTGCCCTCGTGGGTCGGCCAATCCTGCCTATGCGTAGGTCCGATAAACCAGGTCCGAAAACCTCAAGTAATCATTGGTCATGGAGCTCACAGCTTGCCGCACAAAGCGGGGTTGCTGATCCGCGTTCTCCCAGTAAGGGATCACACGGTAAACTCCAATCACATGATTATCCTCGATAGACGAGGCGAGAGTGCAACCAGGATGATCATGCAAAATAGTATGCATGGACACCCTGGCGTTCTTCTCGTCGAGATTACGGACCCGTATCCCAGCCTTCCGAAGTAGGGGAAGTGCCGGAAGTGTGCTCTCATGGCGTTCGCTATGATTGTACATGGTCATTCCTTTCAGAGGGAATGTCCGGCGTGCTGGGATCCTACCGGTTCACGGCTACG